GAAATCCAAAATTGTTGTATATGATTTTGGATTTAATGGCTTATCACAAATAATCTTTAAAATTTTCTTTGTTTCTGGAATGTGATTTTCTTCAAGTGCCTTATAAGTTGCTTTCGGTAAATCGCCAGGAGTTTCAGAGCCGCTCCACATTACAACTACATTGATGTTAGGCGCATTCTTTTTGTGACGTTTTTTAAATTTAATACCTTTACCTTGTGGATCATTCGTATCTTCTCCTTCAGAACCTAATCCTTCAGGATAACCAATGACTGAACCATAAGAATTAATTTCTTCTAAATTACTTTTCTTCTTTTTTCTTTTGCCAGCCGGTCTAAACTTGCCAGAAAGAGGAGCGGTAAAGCCTGCTATAGCACCGGTTGAAGCCATACCTCCTCCACCTGTGCTAATTGCAACTTGTTCTTCTAACTCATCTTCTAAAAGATATTCTAAAAGCTTTTTTAAATCTTCATGCATATCTTTTAAATATTGATCTCTTCAATACTTTCCTACGCCTGATGGATCCCAGTTTGTTGGGATCTTCTTTCCATCTTTCCAGCACTTATCTGTTTGGGTCTTAAGTCCCAATACTGGAACGCCATACTCTACTACAACCTTCTGCCAAATACCCATGCCAGGATCTGAAGGCTTTTGACCATTTGATTGTCTGTGTGCCCAGATATATTCTATTGGCATTCCTGCTGCTCTACCGTTCTCTACCAACCACTTAAGGGCGGCTCTAAACGTCTCTATAGCCTTGTCATCCAATGGAGTTGGATCACCGCCCCATGTTGTTTTAATGTCTTCTCTAATAGGCGTCTTGGGGTCGTCCAACAGACCTGGATAATGACCTTCGCACTCTAATCCAAGACTGAATGAGTTCAAATCATTTCCATGATAAAGATACCAGTCCAATGGTGCGGTGATTACATATACGCCGTCTCTATATGCTACTGCATGAGCAGGAATACCTAATGCACGTCTATAAGCTTTTTCTCTATCATTGGCAGGACCAAATACACAGGCGGTTTGATGGATGGTAATGCCCGTTACTGTTTTTGGATCACGACACACCGTTTTGCCCTTAAGGGTTTTTGATGTATTAACAACTTTACCATCTGCTCCCTTTTTGGGTGGAAATGGATTTTTTTGTTCGGCTCTTAAATCTAATACTCTTATTGTCATATGATCAGCCCTCGCACCATGTGCATTCTGTTAGTTCTCTCTTGTATACTGCATTGCTATTCTGTTCAGCCTTAAGAACAGATGTTGAACGAAGATAATAAAGGCTCTTTAATCCACTATTAGCAGCTTCCAAGTGAACTTGATTAATATACTTTGGATCGCTGTTGGCTGGGAAGAATACGTTAATGCTTTGTCCTTGATCAATAAACTTCTGTCTTTCAGCCGCCAACTTAACAATAGCAAACTGATTTAGTTCTCTTGCCGTAAGATATACTTCCTTTTGTTCGGCGGTTAAGCATTCCAAATGTTGAACAGAACCGTCATTCTTAAGGATTGAACCCCAAACTTCATCGGTATCCTGTCCAATGCTCTTAAGAAGCTTCTCAAGTTCTGGATTTCGTCTTACGAATGTTCCCTTTGCACTCTTTTGAGCAAATGCATTGGCAATCCATGGTTCAATACCTTGAGATACGTTAGAAGCAATAAGGGAGTTTGATACGGTTGGCGCTACAGCCATAAGAGTAGCATTTCTTCTGCCATGACCCTTACACCATTCTGGTTCACCATATTCTTTTGCAAGATATCCGGTTGCGATTTCAGCTTCTTCTCTAATCTTCTTAAAGATAATCTTATTCTGGAGATAAGCCTGTAAGCTATCAAATGCAATCATATTCTTTTGGAAATATGAATGCAAGCCGAGGACACCAAGACCAAGGGCACGAGACTTTTTAGCAAAACGAAGTGCTTTTTCAAAGCCTCTTAAGTTAGCCGATTTCTGAATAAACTCTTCCATTATTCCATCAAGGAACCATACGGAAAGTTGAACTGTATCTGTATCCTTCCATTCATCCCATCTTGCAAGATTAAGGGAAGAAAGGCAGCAAACAAACGTATGATCCTTGTCCGTTGGAAGAAATATCTCTGAACAAAGATTAGAACCCTTTAGTCTAATCCCAGTATTCTTTAATACTTCTGGAGCTTGATCATTAGCATTATCAGAGAAGAAAACATAAGGCTCTCCAGTCTCTACACGGCTTTTAATAAGTTCCCTCCAACGTCTACGGGCTTCCGTGTCTCCAGCCTTTACCTTGTCTATAAAGGCATTAGAGACGCAAACACCATGATGAAGATTAAGGCATTGACGATTGGTATCTCCGGTTGGGCGGCGACTATGAAGGAATTCATCAAAGTCACCATGCTCAATATCAATATAAGCTGCACAAGCTCCACGACGGGTAGAACCCTGTGATATTCCAAGAATAACGCTATCCGCCATTTTCATGAATGGAACCACTCCATCACTGTGACCACCCTTGGATATTGGAGCACCCTTTGGACGAATATCGTTAATATGAATAGCTGTTCCACCACCATACTTGGATAGCATTGCTACTTCCTGTAGGGTTTCAAGGATTTCATATGTATCGTCAGCCATATATGAAGAGAAACAAGAAATAGGAAGACCTCTATCCGTTCCTGCATTGCATAGAACTGGAGTAGAAGGACATAGCCAATTCTTCCATAGTATATCAAAAAAACGAGCTTCAAGCTCTGGCTTCTTAAGAGAACGAGATACTGTAGAAGCTACACGACGATACATATCCTTTGGAGTTTCTTCTCCAAATAAGTAACCGCCACGTAATGTTTGAAATGCAGAATTCTCAAGCCATTCGGGGGCTTCTCCAGCCGCTTTTAATTGTTCTAATGTCTTCATATATTATTTTCTCTTCAATCAAAACATATCGTCAAAGTTAACAACTCCACGGCTATAATCTGTTGGCTTAACGCTGAAGAAATCATCAAGTCGCACTCCAGCACCAATAGCATCAAACCACTCCATACGTTTCAATGCATCCTTGTCTACATTCTTCCAGTTTTGTTTTAAACCGAGTTTTCCAAGTTGCATGTTTGCACGGTGACGAATAAAATCTTTCAAATCCTCTTTGGTAAGACCTTCAATGTCGCCCTTCTCAAAAACACTATCAATAAAGTTGTCTTCTAAAGAAACAGTATCTCTTGCCGCTTGGTAGATTTCTTTTTTGAATTCGTCTGTCCAGATCTCTTTATTCTCTTCAATAAATGTTCTAAACAAGTAACAACCAAACTCCGAATGTAACGTTTCATCCTTTATACTCCATGTGACAATCTGGCTCATGCCTTTCATTTTATTATAACGAGAGAAATGCAAAAGGACAGCAAATGAAGAGAAAAGAGAAACGCCTTCCGTAAATGCTGAAAATACTGCAAGAGATTTAGCCATTGCCATTTTCTTCTCTATGGTCATTTCAGCCGTATCAATATTACCAGTCTCTACAAGACGATCAATCTTTGCCTTAATATTTGGATCCGCAAGAAATGCTTCATAATCAGCAAATCCAAGAGTTTCATCAAGTAAAGAATAAGCTTGCGTATGAATAGTCTCAAAGGAAGCCATAGTTGTAGCAGCCATAACAATTTCTGGATGCTGAAACCAACGACCTACCTTATTAGACCAATAATCATTAACGAATATCTCGGTTTGAGTAAATCCCTTTAGAATGCCGCCAATTACAGACTTCTCTGAAGGAGAAAGGTTCATATTCCAATCAAGAAGGTCTTGATTAAGAGTTACCTCCGAAGAAAGCCAATGTGCTTGCTGCTGTTTTAGCCAATAATCGTAACTTTGCGGATATGAAAATGGCTTGTAATTGATGCGACGTTCTAATAGGGACATATTACCTCAATGATTTTTCTGGAAATCTCTGATCTTTTCACGGAAGAAGTTCTTTAGATTTCCATCCTCAAGCTCTTCTTGATTGGACTTGGCACGATTAAACTCTTCTTCCGATAGGACACGAAGTTTAGAACGAGCTGTATCCAAATGTACTTGGAATTGCACACCGTCAACACCGGCACGGTTCTTTGCAATGAATACGTTACCATATCCAGTAGATTTAGCCATAGACTTTCTTGCAAGACCAATAACAAAGTCTGCTACGTGTGCCTGACCATAAGCTTCTGCCATGTTGGTAAGGTCAACGTAATCCTTGTTAGCGCCTTCCTTATTGGACTGTGAAGCCGTCCATACAGGAATATCTACCTCATTAGCAAAGCCACGGAGTTCTTCATAAATCTTCTTTAGTTCAAGACGAAGAAGTTCATACTTCTCTGTTGAGCGCATGATACCGGCATAATCAATGATCAATACGTCTGGACGGAAACCTTCAATTGTCAACTTATCAATATGTGAACGAAGGGTATTGATGGTTGCCGTTCCAGTTGCATAATACTTGATCTTTAGACGACCAAGAGTTTCTGCATTGTCTTCATAGAACTTTTTAATCTTATCTTTGTGCTCATAGCAGTCAATGCTATCAATTCCAAGCAAATGACTATCGTAACGAATGCCGGTTGCTCTTTCATTTAGCTCAAAGGTATAATGAAGGACATTCTTACCTTGTAGAAGGGCTTGTGCTCCGAAGTGAACAAGCAAATGGCTCTTGCCTACACCGGTAGGAGCAATGATTACGCCAAGTTCACCAGCACCAAGACCACCATTAAGGATCTTCTTTTCATCAAGCTGTGGAACTCCAGTTGCTACAGTTCTACGGAAGGTTTCGCTATAACGGGCATCAACATCGTCCTTAAGCTCAAGCCCAGGAGAATGCTCATTACCGGCATTGATAGCCGATTTAATCGTCTCTACTACCTTCTCATACTTCTCTGTCTCAATGAACTCAATGGAGGCTTCAAGAGCCTTCTGGAGCCCAGCACGCTTACAGAAGTCAAGTGACTTCTCCTTAACGTAGCCAAGATCACCGAGATCATTGTTTTGCTCCACACGAATAAGGAAATCGTGGATTTGTGAACGAAGAATACCATCTGAAGGGTTCTTTAGTTCTGAAGCAATGATTTGTGCAAGAAGCGCCATTGATGGAAACTCCTTATATTTCTTGTTATAAGACATATAAGTGTCTGCAATCTTTTTAAGATATGCATACTGGAAGAAATTTACATCAAGAACCTCCGCAAACTGGGAAGCCCAGTTTCTGTCTATCAGGAAAGCCTGGACAATCTTCTCTTGGAAGCTCTTGTCAAAAGAGAAATGCTTTCCAGCTTCTGCCTTGGAGGGCTCTGGTTTAACTTGATCAACGCTCATCGTTTTCATAAATACTACGCTCATGGGTTCTTTCTACCTTACCTTACTCAATTCCAAAAATTAATTTAAACTCGTAAATTACCTTATAAAATTACGCATTTGTGAACAAAACCGGTCATAATCAAAGGTTGCATTAATGCCACATTCAATTACAGTCTTGATTAATCCAAGCTTATCCATACGTGGTTCGTGACTTTCTACAATGTAATTTATTTTATTAATCTGACTGGCACTTAAGCTGCTGCTATTAAGATACATCAACTCCCAATTACGTCTTAATAGGGTTTCATTTTGGGCTATAGCATCATATATCGCTATTGGCTTCTTTTTGCCTTTATTGGCATCTCTGGCTTCGGTTATAATGTCCGATATCGTAACGTCTTCGTCCCCATGGGACATTTTAGGAAATCTTTTAGAGACGGTTTTAAACCCCGCACCGGGAACACCTGCTACGTTGTCGCTATCATCTCCTGCTATGGTTTTAGCTAAACAGAAATTACGAGCAGATATACCAAACTTCTCTAATACGTCCTTTTCTGCTATAATCTTTCTTGTAGCCGGATCATATATTTCTATAAGGGGATTATGAAGCAATTGATAAAAGTCTTTATCATTAGAAACGATTATCTTTTTTGCATTAACATTCCGCAATTTATCTTGAGCAAGATATGCAACAATATCGTCACATTCTGTATCTTGCACGTAAATCTGACATACGGGAGTGCTCTTGAGTAGAGCTGTTAGCATTGTGATCTGTTGAACCCTGGTTTGATCATCTAATGCTAAAACATCCCGAATGCTCTCCTTTCCTTGTTGGATTTTCTTCACTTCCTTCATCTTGGCTCTATTCGCCTTGTATTCGGGGGAAATGTGTTTGCGCCTTTGAGACGGACCACCGTTTTCCCAGACAACGTATACACGGGATGGGCAGAAGGTTCCAACGAGGTAGTCAACCGATTTCAAGAACCCAACCACTCCTCCTACCGGCTGACTATGGAGATTTATTTCTTGATTAACTAAAAAATGCCTAATAAAATTATTAAAAGCGTCAATAATAATAATAGGTCTTTCTGTGGTTGTTGAGGTCATAGAGAAGATACTATACTAGCCGCTTTAATTGATATACCTGTTAGAAATGCAATGTTAAACAATATTTAACTCTATCATTTAGGAGATAAACATGAAGATTACAGTAAGACAGCTTAAACAACTTATTAGAGAACAAGTTGAAATGGCGATGAGTGAAGGTTCATCTGATGCTCATGCGGCAGTAATACTCAAACAAATTAAAGATATCTGGCGTGAAGAAGCTGGTGTGCTAGCATCTCCAGGCAGCGAGACACACAACATATGGAAGAATAAAGCTGAAGAGTTGTCACATGTTCGTCCACAAGAATTAATTGACGCTTTAGAAGAACAAAAAAAACAAGCAAAAGAATTCTTTGCATACCTCAAAATGCTTTGATATAAAGAAATATTGCAATGAAAATAACAGTCAAACAATTAAAGCAACTTATTCGTGAAGAAGTTCAACTTGCAACTGCAAAGAACAAAAGACGTAGACTTCATGAAAATGAAGAACAAATGCCTTCAGAACAAGAAATTATTAAAACAGCAAAAGGTATGTCACTAAAGGATGCAGAAGCTATTCTTGCAAAAGCTGGACTTAGCAAAGAAAAACTTGAAAGAAATCCAAAGGTAGACTCAACAACAGATAAGGTAGCAGATCATTTGATAAAGTCTGGTAAAGTTCCTGAGTCCACGGGATCGGGAATGGATGAAGAGTATGACCCAATGAAGTTGCCATATGCCATTAATGTAAGTGGTCAAACAATTGCTTATTCTATAGCAGCTTTGGCAGCAACTGCATCTATAGGCCCATCGCTTGGCGTGATGTCTGCGGCGGTGAGTGCAGCAATTGCGGTAATAGCTGCTTCAATTGCAGTTGATAAAGCAATCGAGAAAAAAGAAATGGGAGCATGAGATAACTTAAATTAAATTGAAAACGCCGCAAGGAACTTAATCCAAGCGGCGTTTTTCTTTTGTGTGGCTACGAAGGTTTTTACTTTCCCGAACTACCAAATCCAGCAGAACCACGATTGGTTTCAGTTACCTTATCACTTTCAGCCATTACTACCTCTCCAGCAGTAGATACCTTATACACAACTAACTGTGCAATACGATCTCCTACGCTGAATACAGCATCTTCTGAACCCATGTTAACAAGCGTAACCCCTATCTCACCACGATAGTTTGGATCTATAATGCCACCAACAGGAAACACTCCCTTACTGGCTAATCCACTACGTCCCTCTATCTTCATAAAGATACGATTACGATCATTATCCATTATAGGCATATCTGCAAGCTGAATACCAGTTGCCATCTTTTTTACAGATCCGGCTGGAATGGTAACATTCTCTGAACAGTAAACATCAAATCCAATATCTCCATCTCTTACGGCATGAGGGATTTTAGCATTATCATTCATGCGCTTAAACTTGATATTGATTGTTCTGGAAACCTTTGGTATTTGTGGGTCATACCAGTTTTTATCAACTGTTCTATATGAACTCTGTGCTATGCTATCACTTATGTTATTATTACTCATATGATATTTCTCCTGTAGAAAGAACAAAGGCGACAACCTTATAACTCTATCTCTAAAGTTTGGATTATCGCCTTTATTTGGGTGTTATGTGTTTGTGATCAGGCGCTTAACTCGTCAGCAGTTCTTACGTCACCTTCAGAAATTCCCTCATAAGTGAGATGATCTTCGGGCTTCTCATTACCGCTGATAATGAGTGCAGCATCCATCAAGGCATTAACATATTCTGAATACTCGGGCTTGTTCAGAACTTTCTGTGCAAACTCATTTTTATAGAATTTGACTTCAGTTCCTATTTCACCCGTTCTAATGTCAGTTACGGTAAAGGTCTTCCAAGCACCGTCACCGGCAATAGCTACGGACTTATCTCCGACGCTAACGCCATTCTTTGCATTCTTACAATGCTCACGAAGAAGATCAAAAATCTCTTCCTCTTCAAAGATGCCACGTCCAAACAAGATACGGAAACCAACCTTACGGAAAGGCTTTGCTACCTTATTTTTAATGGTCTTTGCCGTTACGTTAATGCCAACAACGTTTTCATCTTTATCTTTGATTGCGGATCCACCATCAAGACGGATACGAACCGATGAAGAGTATGGGATTGCCATACCACCAGATGTAGTCGTTGGATCACCAAACATTACGCCGATCTTCTGTCTCTGTTGGCTTACAAGAACCAATAGAACTTTCTGACCACCGATAACGTTAGCAATCTTTCGCATACCCTTTGATAGAACACGTGCTTGAAGACCAATCGTGTTCTGATCATAGTCGCCCTCTAACTCAGCCTTTGGAGAAGATTGAGAGACGCTATCCCACATAACGGTTACGGGAACGTCTTTTGTCATCGTGCGGGCTTTGAGAATTGTGCTCTCTATTACGGAGAGGATCTCTTCTGTGCAGGCAGACTGCACAAATACAAATCTTCTTGCTACGTCAACACCCATGTTGGCAAGAGTATCTGGATTTGTTGCATTCTCCGTATCGATATAAACCGCAATGCCACCCATTCTTTGGGTAGAACGTGCTATTTGAGCCATTAGGGTTGACTTACCGATACCGGGCGGACCTTGTATTTCTACAATCCTACCCTCTGGCATTCCACCACCACGACGATTACCTATGATATAGTCTAACTGACGTGAGCCGGTAGAAATCCAGCGATGAACGTATGTTGGTGCATCATCTACACCGAGGTTAAAAGCAATCTTATCGTTATGTTCTTTATTGATTGCTTTAATGAGATCAGATGAAAAATCATCTGTTACTGCATCTTGAACTGTTTGTTGTGTATCTCCTGATTTCTTTGTAGGTTTAGCCATTTGTTTCCTTCTCTTGTTTTCATCATATACCAACTTTACCTAAACGTAAACTGAAAAGAGTTCAAAAAAAAGAAGATTTAACGTTATATCAATATTTAAAGCTAACCATTAGTTCTCACATAGAGAAAGGAATATTATTTATGAAGATTACAGTAAAGCAACTTAAACAACTTATCCGTGAACAAGTAGAAGAAATGACTGGAAATCAGTCAGAAGAAGAAGAAACTGTGGAAAGCGACGAAGGTGATAGATATTGGCTAAAAGTTGGCAAACAATTAAAACCTATTAAATCATATGAGGAACTGGATGATTTATTGAAAAAAAAACATGAAGATGTATATATAGAGATCGCCGCCACGGGTGATATTATGCCAATGGACGAACCTTATAGTTATGCGATGAAAGATGGTTATTGATCCAAATTATCGTGGTGAGAGTTGAGTAAGTTATTAGAAAAAATCTAATAAGTTAAACGCCGCTCAAGTTTCCTTGGCGGCGTTTTTCTTTTGTTTATCTCAAACTGTCAGGGCAGGTTTCAAGTCAGCTTTCTTCTCTCGGCGCCTCTTATGCCCTTCACTTATCTTCTTCTTCGTTTCTTCAGAAAGCTTTCTTTTTCTTTGGGCTTCACTCATTTTTTTTCTTGTCTCTTCAGAAGGCTTATGACCCTTATGAGCTTCACTTAACTTCTTCCTATGCTCGTCTGAAAGAGGTATCCCAGTTAACTTTGCTTTGACTTTCTCCAAGTTCTTCTGCGCCATTAACTTGCCTAACTCTACCATTCTTTCATAAACTTCCGGTGAACGCTCTCGCCATTCTTCACCAGAAACTTTCTCATTACTCTTTCCAATACGATTTCTTGAGGCGGCTCTGATATTCTCTAAAGCTTCTGGAGAATAAACCCTTCCACGATTAGCATCACCAATCTTTTTCTTCGTTTCCTCTAAACAAGCTTTTCTTTCGCCCTGATAAGATATCGTATCCTTATGAAGATTGTAACATTGATCGCCATGATCATATGTCTCATTCACATACTTCTGTTCAGCCGTAGTTCTTGCAACTTTATCTCCCTCTATAATCTCTAATATTGAGAAGGAAAATACTTCTGGTCCGCATTTGTTATAATCTGCTTGCAAAAATCTGTTGTGATGCTTTCCCTTTTCCAAGGATCTGGCGTGTTCTTTCCAGCGATTTTTAAACTCTTTTGCGGAGCCGATATATATACGACCATTAAGTTTATTTGTTATTTTATAAACGCCGCCTTTTAAAGAGTTGCCCTCATATAAAAACTCCATATACCTACCTACTTTCCGGAGAACATTGTTCTCATGTTATATAGATAAGTATATGGAGTGAGGGGACGTTTTTACAAATTATAGATCACTAAATGCATCATCGATTGATTTCTTTGCCTTTTTCGCCTTTGCTTCCGTGACGGACTTATCCTTTGCTTCTTCTACTTCTTCGGAGGAAACCTCTGAAGATGAACCGTTACCGGCAAGGAAGTTTTGAAGCATAGCATTAAGCTCGTCCTCGCTCTTTGTCTGTGCCTTGAAGTAAGCTTCAAGGTTTGGAATAGCGGCGACAATCTTTTCGGATACATCGGCGCTCTTTGCGAGAGGTGAAGGCTTACGGCGTGGCTGAAGCTTGATATCCTTAACTGGATTACCAGCGAAGGTCTTATCAGTAGGAGATACAGTTACGGTGAAATCATAACCGTTTTCTGGATCCATAAGGTTTTCATCCTTATAGTCGGGGTGAGCAAGAACGCTGTAAATATCCTTTACAAGCTTGCTGTTTAGCTCCCAGAGCTGAACACCCTTATCTTCTTCACCACGAACGATGATTGGTGCATAGTAGCGTTCCTTTGGCTGGAGATTACGCCAGAGGGTCCAAGCTTCCTTGGACTTATCCTTCTTTAGTTCGGTTAGGAGATTAAAGACAGGATCGGTGGTTCCTTCAAACTGACAACCGGCTACGAACCGACGTTCTGATAGAAGGCGACTATCATAATAGCTTACCTCATGGAAGGGTTGACCATTACGATCTTGATATGGGAGGAAGCGAATGTCATGCTGACCAAGCTGCGGCTTCCACCAGTTTACTTT